GAAGAAGATGAGAAAATACAAGTATGGAAAGATGAAATAGCCATGCACGGTGGTACTATTTCTGATCAAGTTAAAGTTAAAGATCTAAAAAAATTAAATAAAGATCTTAAAGAGGAAAAATATAACGGAGGAACAGCATACACTGAGTTTTTAAAATTATTTAGTAAGGGAAAGAAATGAAAAATAAAAACGCATTAGTATTTAGAATAAAATGTATAGCTAAGAAATGTCGAGAGACAGGCAAATGGGATCTGTTATCTAGATTATGTTATAAGTATAGTTGGATTGATTTAACAGCAGGAGAAGCTGATTATGACTAGTTTACTATATAAAATTAATGAGGAGGCACGACTATGGGAAAAAACAAAAGACGAAAAACACAAAGAAAATTGGTACAAATTGTTAAAAAAATATTCAGAAGTTTATGCAACTTTTTCAAACAACCGGAATAAAGAAAATGAAAACAATACCTGATTTAATTAGTGACATAAAATATAAGTATAAAAGATTTATTGATGTACCTTTATCTTGGATGGAATCTATTGGTAGTAAGATGAATGTATATGCATGGAACAAACGTTGGCGGAACAGGGACCATGGAACAGGATATAAAAAATAAATTTGCTTATCTTGCAGGTTTGTTTGATGGTGAGGGAAATATCACTTACAAAAAATATTGGGCAAATAAACCCCATGGAAGATATAAGTGTTGGCGTATACAAATGGAAATAGTTATGACCGATAAACCTACGGTGGAGTGGTGTTGTGATACGTTCGGTGGTAATCTTAGAGAGAAACCAAGACGTGGACATAAGATGCAGTATCGATGGCGAAGAGGTTTTAGAGATGCGTATGAGATAGCAAAGGTTATAGCTCCTCATGCCTTAACGAAAAGGATTGAACTAACAAAAATTATTAACCATTATGAAAAAACAAATGATAAAGAAATTAGATAAGTATAGTTATAGTAGTTTTAGACAAATCAATGGTGAAGGACCACGAACCTATGATGTACACGGTATTAGATTACCAAGTGTCACGACTATTTTATCACGGACCAAGGATCAAACGTTCTTAAAAGAATGGAAAGCTAAGGTAGGTGAAGCTGAGGCGGAACGTATTAAAAATGTATCATCGAGTCGAGGAACTTCTATGCACAAATACTTAGAGAACTATGTATTGGGTAAAGGTTATGAGGATATGACTGATCTAGGACAGAAGGCTAAAAGTATGGCTCAGAAGGTCATAGATACCGGATTTTTAGCGATTGATGGTTATTATGGGTCGGAGGTAACCCTTTACTATCCGGGCCTTTACGCGGGCTCCACGGACCTTGTATGTAGTTTTAATGGAAAAGAGTCTATTGTAGACTTTAAGCAATCGAATCGTCCAAAACGGGTCGAATGGGTCCAGGATTACTTCTTGCAAGGTGCTATGTATGTGATGGCACATAACTATGTTTATAAATCTAAGGTAGAACAGTTTGTGATCATGATGTGCACGCCGGATTTATATTACCAACAGTTTGAGATTGGTGGATTTGAGTTGAAGAAGTATCAACATAAGGCCTTGGAGCGGATCAATGAGTATTATGAGTTGGTTAATGGAGCAGGGACCACGGTTCAGGTGACTGCAGAAGAATTTATTAAAGGTAAAATTAAGACGTAAATGTGGCAAGAATGTGGCAGGATTGTGACAGGAAATGCCGACACCCAAGGTGTCGGGAAGGGGTCGGCAAGGTGTCGGTAGTGTCGGTAAATGCTGTCCATTTTGGGTTTTTTAGCTGTTTTTCAACCTGTGGTACATGTGCATTTTTGACCGCGATATCGCGGCGACACCCTGCCGACACCCAAAGTGTCGGTAAATAAAGTGAGTAATACCAACGGTTTTAAGCTCATTTTAGGGGTATTTTGACCATGCCGACACCTTTTCATGGATTTTTTGTTTTAAGCGCACTATAATATAAATTCCTTTTTAGGTATCGGTAAACTCAAATGTGGCAAGATTATGGCAAAAAGAAGAAAAAAATCTAAATACAAACATGCCATCATCGGCAACAAAAAATATTATTTCTATAAAATAGTTTGGATCGATCCGTGCGGTGATTCCGGGCATGCAGATGCCAATGAAATGAAATCTTTAACTCCGGCTACCATGATTACACAAGCTTATGTGTTTGAGAAAGATAAAAAACATGTGTGGACATTTGCATCTTATGACAGTGATGCTGCCGTATTTTCTGATAGAAATGTGTTTCCAAAATGTATAATATCTAAAATGGAAAAGATAAAAATATGAATTGTTGGCATTGTCAAACAGAATTAATATGGGGTGGAGATCACGACATTGAAGATGAGGATGAGTTTTATAGTATGGTTACCAATTTAAGTTGTCCCAATTGTCAAGCGGCAGTCGATGTTTATCTACCTAAACAAGAGGAAGATTTATGAAAAGAGAAAAAGGCAAAAGATACGACGGTAGAACAAGACCACCAAGCGAAGCCTACAAAAACGGCTGGAACGAAATATTTCTTAATAAGGTTTTAAAACAAGAAGTTGATATTAATGGTACAGGCACACATAAGTATAGAATAAAACATGGGCCTAACAAGAATAAAGTTGTTTAATTTATTGTAGTTTTTTAGTTTCAGGAGTGACGTTTATAATTTCTGAGTAGTCTTCTTCAATCTTTTTAATGTTAGCTTCTAATTCTTCAATAGACATTTCTTCTAGTTTACCTGTTTTAATTATCTTCCTATCAATGTATAATCCGGCCGCTTTACCTCTATTGGTTTCAGCATTTACAGCCGATGAGAATGAACCTTTTTTAAGTGCTTGTTCCTTGATCCTATCTAACTCAGCAACATGTTTTTCGTAAGTCACTTCATGCTTACTTAGTCTTTCTTGTTTTAATTTATCTATGTATTGAACAACAAGTGGTGATGTTCTTGGGTTCATTAGTTCTGATCCCTCACTTCGAGCTCTCTTCTCACTATAACCTGCTTTAATCGCCGCTTCTGTTTGAGACATATATCCATCAGGCCCACCGAATACGATGAGTTCTGCAAATCTTTTTTGCATTTCTGTTAGTCTTTTAGGTCTACCCATACTTGACAATTTAAGGGAACAATCCTATTATGTCAAGGAATATAAAGAAATATGTACGTTAAACACTTACAAGAATATTTAGATAAATTTACGAATGGACGTAAAGGTAATGCTGTGTCTAATGCTAAAATATTTATTCATGTTAATGGTTATCTTGAAGAGATAAAAAGAATAGAAGTACAAGAGCATGCCATAGGTACGCCTGGGGCTGAGTCTATTAGAGTTGTACTTAAGCCAAACAAAGAAGAAAGATTAATTTTACCACCTGGATATATCAAAGACTACTAGTCGCTTGCGCTTGTCCGTTTCGCTTGCGCGTCTTTAATAAAGCGCTCACTATTTTCTGCGTTAAGGTTATCCACTTGTCGCTTGCGCTTGTCTCTTAGGCCTTCCCGCTTGTCGCTTGCGCTTGTCGGTTTCAAACCACTTTGTATCTCGGCCGTTCGCTTTACACCATTCATAATGATTAATTCTTATTTGTGTTTCCCACTTACTTAACTTCATCTTTTGCTAAACTTATTTATAACCCACCCAATTGAACATAATATAACTAATGTCCAAAATGGGATTGTCACTAAAAAAAATGCTATTAAAGTTTCCATTACTTATCTAACACCCACTCGCAATCATCAGTGTATTTAGCATTGGGATATTTTTCTCTAACTTGTATTTCTTCACACTCAAAGCAAACATAATTATTATCAGTTATATTATCACAACCTTGTGTACAATCTTTGTTAGGTTTTACAAAATTTAAATCTATAAGTTTTTCCTCTTGTAATTTTTCATAGTTTTTTTCTAACTCGTTGTCTATATCTATTTCCATATTATCCCTTCTGCTCGCTCGCTTGTTGTTTTTTATTTTTTTCATTTTCTCTAGCGTCCATTTCATCATAGTCAATAACTTCATAAGTCATTTCTTCATCTTTTATCAACCCTTCAAAAATAACATCTTGCACTACTCCACCCTCAACATATATTTTTATTCGTTTCATATTATCCCTTCTGCTTGCTCGCTTGTTGTTGATTATACTCATCATCTACCACCTCTTGAACATCAATGATTTCATCATTGTAACTTTTTTCTTCGTTTGCTTTTGTTTCTGCATCATATTCATCATGAGCATCTACAAAAAATTCTTTTATAACTCTATATCTTTTTTTCATCTTCATTTTTTTCGTCCTCGATTTCAGTTAACCATGTATCAACTGCGCTTGCTGTATCGTCATCACAATCTGTCAAATCTTCTTCAACACCGTTTGACCATTTAACATTAATTGACCAACTTAAAACTTTTAATTTATCTTTTAGTTTTGGATTTTTTTTAACGTGGTCGTCCCAACACATCTTGTCCCAATCTGCCATATTATCCCTTCTGTTCGCTTGCGCTTGTTAGTTTTAAATATGGCGCTCCCGTGGACACGGCATTAAATGCTCGCTTGCTATCTTGTCGCTTGCGCGCTTGCCCGCTATTATTCGGATTTCTTCGCGTATTTTTCTCCCTCGCGCCATATCTTTGCATTAAATTAAACATCTAACACAAAACCGGTTTTATCATGGCGCGCCTTACCTTTAGCATATAAGCCCGCTATGATATTTTTAGGGTCCTTAAAACGTACGTCCGACTTATCAGCGTCTATGACTTTGAACCCTTTAAATTTTTTAGGTAGTTTTTTAGTTCTAAATACAGCGCTTATATTTCCGCCACGTTTTAGAATATTAAAAGCCTCTTTTTTGTTATCCTCGTTTAGTGAGTATGTTAAATGATAATTTTTCGGATACTCACCCTTAGCCCATTTTAATGCGCGCTTATAAATTTTTGTGTAGTCGTAAAATTGTACTTCCGGAAACATCTCAAATAATCCAAAACGTTCCCATGAAACATCACTAGTACCGTTTAAACGTACAGCCGGCTTAAATCCTTTTTTCTCACATCTTAACGCGTGTAATTTAATTTC